TTGATAATAGAAATCAAACTACCCCAATCTAACTTAGTGAAGTCAACTTCAAAGATTTTAGAAACAGTAGACCCGATTGCTCTTGCCATACCAGCTATCGCTCTTGCTGTAGAGACTGCTGCAATAATATCACCCGCAACACCCTTGATTCTTTCCATTGCTGCAGTGATACCATTTAATATACGACATGTAACTGCCTTAACTGCATCAGCGATTGCTTTATTAACAGCATTAATCACCTTATTAATGGCAAGCGATGCCATCTGGTTTGCGAAATTCGTGACGTCATTCAGTGCTGCCCTCACCAGTCCTAACCACATTGGTGTCTTAGCACAAAATATACTGAATATCTCTTCAACTAAACTAAGAATAGCATTGATAACACCGAGAGGAATGAATTTAGATACAATCTTAACTAAAGCATTGATAACCTCTGCAATAATCTTTGCTAGTAATTCTTTTAATGGTGCAAGGATTCCTGCAATACCTGAGGATAAGAAGTTAGTAATTCTTCCGAGATGCTCTCTAATTTTATCTCCTGCAATCTTATGACCTGTTGCAAGTGAAATCATACCATTCTTAGTCCATGCTGAAGCGGATGACATTTCACCCAACTCTTGCAACATACGTTTCAAATCTATTTCAAATCCTGACCCACCAGGTCCGCCAACACCATCTGCAATAGAGTTTGCTTCTACAGAGGGTTTGATTGGATTAGTGATTACATTACCTGGCAGTGCTTCCTCTCCTTGAGATATAGCACCACGTGATTCTTCTGTGTTACCACTATCATCTGAAGGTGTCTCTGATTGCACTTTAACGAAAGGATTACCTTCATTCCTTTCTGCACCAGTTAAATCTTTCTGTAAACTATTTGCCTTTACACCTTCTGTGCCATCAGCAATAGTCGTTTTCTTATCGCTTTCTTTCTGCTGAAATCCTCTGAATGCTCCTAATACACAAGGTAACTGTGCTTCATCTCCATCAAGGAAAAATCCTAATACCCATGCACCTGGCTGTAGTTGACAGGTTGTACCTGTATTTTTAGTCTGTGCATGGTCAGTTGGTAACAATACACTTGCCCAAGGTAACGATGCTGTTGGGACTTCTTTTGTATATGCTTCTTTATCGTAACTTCCTGTATACCAACCAAGAATACGCACCTTGACACGACCAAGCTCCGAGGGGTCTTTATTAGACTCAACCTCGCCAACCCACCATGTGTATCCGTCTCTTCCTAGAAAGTCCGACCTTGTTTTCATTTTATTAACGTTTTAGTTATTTATAGCAACAAATTGAAACTCACCTTCTTCTTTTGGCTTGCCCCATGCCTGCTCATTTGTCTCTAGATTATATCCAAAGTCCTGTGACCTATAGTCAAATCCATTGAATCTAACTGTGGATACCATCTTATGTCCTCTAACAATACAGTCATCTAACGTAGTGCCAGACCACCATCCAGTTTGTTTATCCCATTTCCAGTAGAAGGGGCATGAATCTGTATTGTGCATTAAATTGAAGATATCTGTTTTCACAAAATCCTCTGCCATACCAGTTACCCTATAACGTAACCAGTTGTAAGGATTATCTTCTCCCTTATACTTATACCACGACTTTGACTCAAAGATGCCACTACCAGTCTTCCAAATCTTAATGTCAACCTGAGGCCACTTGGCAGGGTTAGACATTGCTTGACGTTGGTTTCGATAATGTCCTTGAATCAAATCTTCCCAGTTATTCATCATAGTCAAATATACCGTAAGGTGTTAAGTCATACTTCACTTTTTCAATACCTTTTCCTTCCCTAGGTTTCGGGTGTCCTATTTTATCTAGGACGAGAACTGGTATCTTCTTCTTAGTTATATCATAAGGAATAGGTGCATTTGCTACACATACTCTTATGCATTCCAACTCTTCATCCGTGAAGGAGAAGTAGTTATTAGTCATCGTAAATCAAACACTCTGGTTCGTCAGGATTTTGGTCGCAGAATAACTCAAGAGCGTTAGGGTCATGGTGGTCTCCTGCAGCAATCTCATCTTTGTGATGCTCTGCGTATTCTTCCAACTCATGTAATTCTACCTTTGCATGCCTGCGTGCTGCAGGAGACGCCAAGGGATTTTCAATGATATCTTTATCTTTTTGAATGTGTTGTTCTATAGATTCCATATTAGTTTACCTTTAGTAAATGTCCTTCATAACAGAGTCTCTAGTCAAAACAAGTTTGCTAGTCAAACCTTCTTTCGTGAAAGTGTGTGTCACTGCGGAAATTAGATACTTTCCACTATATCTTAGGTCTTCTTTAAGAGACCTTTGCTTTTCTTGGGAGGCTGGTATCCTCACCTTGATAAGCATTCCTGCCGTTAGAGCAGAATTACCAGGTACAACTATTGATAGTTGTATTGCCTGTAGTAGATTATAGCGTGAAGCAGCATATTCTGCAACTGCCATTGTATCATCGTCAGGATTTGTTCCGTTTTCAGGATCATCAAGATTTGCTTGGTTTTTTAAACCAGGCAATGCTCTGTATTTAATCCTTGTCGCACCATCAAATTCTTCAAGGTCAGAAGGCAAATCATAAGGTTTTCTTTTATGTATTGTATCTGCCTTAGTAAACACTTGTGCGTATGATAAAACCTTAGGACTATGAATAGTCCCTGCAGGGGCAGTATCTTCAGTTGAGCCAGTATCAGTAGCATTAGAGTTTGTAGGACGTGGCATAGATATGCTGATAGCAGCAGTCTTAAATGTCCCCATTCTCATGTTTCTAAGATGGTTGGCTCTGTCAGGGTAGGATATCTTCTCAATGGTATGATAACCATTGTTAGGAGGGTCATTACCCTGTTGTATATAAGTATACTCAAATATTTCTGTGCCTTCGGGTACTCCACTACCTAAACATAATGCGTCTAGTGATTTAAAATTAAACCCATATCTATTCTCGTAAAATAAAAATCCAGATTGTTTTCGTGATGTCTTTCCACTGCCACTACCCTCAATACGTGTCACTTTATCAGACATATATGAGATTGCTTCTACTGGTCTCCAATTTGTAGATATAAATGATATCTTAGAATGTGGCTCAAAGTTAACATCCTTAGTCTTTTCTTTAGGTGCTGAAAGATATTCCTTACATATATGCTTGGGGATGTGGTCAACATCTTTTCCTGCAGGTCCGAATGGTTTGAATACTTTATTCATTTCATTTGGATATGCTTCTGGTGATGTGCAATGTAAGATATACAACTGCCCTCTCTCACTCTTGATTGTGCTACCAATTTTAAATACTCTAACTTTAAATTCTAATGACTTCTTATCTCCATCTAAAGTGCTACTTTCAGTAGTTAGTTTGACAGTAATAATCTCACCACCTATCAACAATTTGTTGAAGTCGATAGCATCAATCATAGTAAAGTCACACCTAATAAAAGGTGAGTCAATAGATTCAGTGTAATTAAAATCAATTACAAGGTCTCGTATATCATACGTTGGAGGGTCACCACTAGGTATGGCAATCTCCATTTTATCTAATGTAAATAACCGTGATTTTCTATCTGCCATTACATTAACTCCGCTACATCGCCATTAAATTCAGATACCAAACCAAATCTGGTTATGAGATAAGGGTCGGCAGCACCAACAGAATCTATAGGGATTGGTATTTCATACTGACCACCAGGCGTTGACATTTGCACTGGAGGAGCAGTTTGTGTTGGTGCTTCTATGACCTGATTCTTCTTACCTAATAACTCATTTTTCTTATCTATAAGTGCTAACTTAGCTTGCTGAATTAAGTTACTAGCATCACTCTTTAAGTTTTTTGCACCTTCCAATATTGTCTGGTCACCACGACCATCAAAGTCGTATTGGTTACCTGTGTATGCATCTGCTAATCCTAAGTAAATTCTCTTCCATCCTGTAGCTTCACCTTCTTCATTTCTTTCTGCTGTTATGAAGTTGGTAAAATTCTTCTTCAACTTCTTAACTGTCTCTTGTCGTTGACGCATATGCGTCTCTTTTTGTGCATCACTGGTGCGTAAGATATTAATTAATCTATCTTGATTCATCTGCACTTGACCCGCAATCACATCATCAATAGAAGTGCCCTCAGGTAATTGCTTTAATATTTGTTTTTGATGTCTTCTAAGACTCTCTATATCAATAGCATATCCTTGACCCATGATTTGATTCTCAATATTCACATTACCTATAATCTGCTCTACTTCACCACCCTCTGACTTCTGAGGTAATGCATATCCACCCTGCATTGCTTCACGAAATCTTCGTGATGTCAGTCCGCTATCTTTTTTAGTTGCAGGAGTATTGTATGGCACAACAAATGCACCACCACTCGCCATCTTAGACCCAACCCACTCTAAACCATGACCAATAAATGCTGTGCTTTTACCACCGTCTAGTGATACAGGGTATCCAGACATAGGACCGTTTATCCATCCACCTTTTGCAAATTTGGGTGGAGCAACTTCACCACCCTCTGATAAGTTGTCTTCTAAGATTTTAAGTTTCTTCTTAGCAAAAGCTAACTTATATCCATCTTTATCAGGTATTTCACCTGATTTCAATTTTGCAATTCTATCCTGAGTTAATTCAATTTGTAATTTTATGTCTGGTTGTTTTTTAGTTTCCTCCACACCATCCGCAGTTGGTTGAGTCTCACCAGAACTTTGTGATGATGATGACAGTTTTTCACCAGTTTTTGAAGAAGATGTTTCTTCTTCATCTTCTTTATCTGCTTTAGGTGCAAAGAATTTCAATACTGCCGTTAATGCTTTTAACCCCATGAATAAGGGTCCAAACATTACATCAATACCTATTCCTAGAATCTTCTCAATCAATGGCATATGTGGCTCAATAAAATCTAAGACTCCATTCATAACACCACCAAATGCTTCAAAGAATCCATTTAAACTATCTTTAATAGGCTCCATTATCTTATTAAATGTGTCACCTACCATTTTAAAGAATCTACCTAGTGGCTCCATTATAGGTTTCAACATCTTACCGATGCCTGCTCCTGCTTTTCCACCAAGTGCTCCTCCTGCTGCACCCAATATCATTCCCATGCCAGGAATACCAGTTGCCTCTCCCAACTTAGCACCCAACATACTACCGCCTGCAGCACCTATTCCACCACCAACAACCTCTTCTACATCCCCACCAGCTGCTTGGATTGAGAAAGCTGTGCCTAATCCCGCACCTACACCTAATCCAATTCTTGCAAATTTATTACGTTGGAATGCACGCAAGGCTTTCATACCCTTGCCTGCCTTAAACATTCCTGCTATAGATTTACCTAATGTGCCGATTACCCATGAGAATGCACGGACTGTGCCAATAGGATTTCTAAGGAATGCCATTGTCGCAAACAATGGTGCTGCAGCAATGACAAATTGAAGAGCACCAAACAATCCTTTAAGACTGATAGGATTCTCTAAGAAACTTATAAGACCATTGAATGCATTTCCTGCTAGGAAAGACGATACACTCAATACAAACTTACCCACTGATGCTAAAGTTTTAGCAAGTCTTTGTATTGCTTCTGGATTCTTTGCTATCCAGTTTAATGCAGCAAATCCTACTACTATCTTAAGGAAGTAAGTAGATAGTCTTACTAATCCAGAAAATAATCCACCAAACGTTTTCTTAGACTGCTCTTTGAATGACTTACCTATTCTCTTGAATAGAGATGGTTTACCTACCTCTGAATCTTTTTCTGCTTCATCTCTTTGTTGTATCTTACGTCTTCTTGCTTCATCTTTTACTTTTATCTTTTCTCTTTCTTTATCTTCTTTTAATGCATCTTCTTGGACTTTCTCTATCTTATTTGCCTGCTTAATCTGTTTAGCAACTGCTAACTTCATAGAAGAAGTCATGCTCTGCATACCTAGTGCAATACTATTAATAGATGCACCTAAAGAGTTTATACCACCTATTACTGCTTGGAAACCTTTTCCCATATCACCCTGCATCTTACCCATCTCATCTGCAGATTGTAAGGGTGTATATTTCTTGCCACCAGTAGACCCCTTATAAGATACCATCTTATAAAGAGCTGCCTTAGGGACTTTTATACTAGCGGGATTAGTTGCCATTCGTTAGCATTCCGTTATTGTTAGAGACATAAGAAATTACAGGTTGGTCTCCTCCAACTGTATTTATTATGGGTTTCTCAATAGTTTGAGTTACGAAAACAACATTAGACTCTAATTCTTCATCAGCATCCCTCTGTGCTTTAGATAATAGAGCGTTATCGTTGAATGTAAATGTCTGTTGAGTATCATCTGAAGTGTTAATCATTTCTGACATCTTCTTCAAGTCACCCTCAAGACTGCCTAATAGTTTCTCTAGAGGAGTGCCTCCTTCCTTCTCATCGTCGTCTCCTGTTTTAGTTTTAACTGTTTTAATCTTCTTATCTTTACCAGTAAACACACCCAATGGGTCCCACCATGCTTTTTTCTTTGCCTCTTCCTTCTCTGCTTCTTCTGTCTTAGGTTTTGTAATCTCTTTTAGACCTCTAGGTGCTCTCCACATCCAAATATCATTCTCAGGTGACTGGTCTTGGAATATATCTCGCTTCATAAGATAAGACTTACCTACACCATCAGTCTTACTGTCTTGTGAGTTTTTCTTGAGCCAAGTGCCACCCATACCTAATTGACCAAAGGGGTCATGCACAATCCAACCTAACGGTGAATAACCTGTTAGCATAGCCCAGTGACCAGTGCCTGTATACTTCATCCCAAGAGGGACTGGGTATCCATCATCTATCTCTTTTCTTAAGTTATCATACCCCTGCACACCAGTCTCTAACTTACTATCAATGCCATAATCTTTCAATGCTTTCTGTTGTGCTGCAGCATCAGTTGACGTGCCATACTTATGTCTTGTCTTATTGTATTCTTTTGTAGTTACAGTATTACCTGTCAAATAACTCGTCCACATTGCCATGACAGTTGAATAGCATTGTGTATCTCCTTTACGACCTTCGGGGTCATCATCATTTGCTCTCTGATTATAGTAGGGCACAGTCAATACCTTACCACCCGACTCAAACTCCTGTAACCTCTGAGATGGATTATGTCCTGCAATCCTCATCAGTGTGTCGAAACAACTGACTAAACCACCTTCTGCAAACTGTTGCTGTTTAAATGCTGTTGCTAACTCATCAAACTGAGCACCGACATGTCCACCCCATGCCTTGCTGTCGCCAGAAAACAATCCAGCTGGGTCCCACCATGCCTTATTTTTCTTATCTTTTTTTGCGTTGTCACCAGTAAAGACACCACCTACGTCCCACCATGCCTTATCACCTGATGCAGTCCTCTCTCCATCAAAGTCAAACAGGTTTAATGTCAATGCATCTGCAAACCCTGCTACCACACTTTTTGGATTCAACAATCGTTTAGCATTTCTGACAATAAACCCTACCGTCTTACCTATTACTTTAAATCCTGTGGCAAAAACAAACCCATAGAAATCTCTTAATGGTTTTGTGTAGTCCCACAGCATCTTACCAAGAGTGCCTAAAACCTCAAATAAGTCACCAAGTAAAGGTCCTAGTTTGTCAGCGAAAGGTTTATATAATGCCTTTGCCAACTCCATATACATTTTAAATGCTCTACCTAAAGGCTCAAATATAGGTTGTGCCATCTTACCAAATGACTTTCCTACCCACTCTCCTAAGAAACCACCAATAGCACTACCAATCATAGGTGCGAAAGGTCCTAAGAATGGTGCAACTGCTGTTAATGCTGCTGCTCCTGCAATACCACCGACTGCTTGACCTACACCCGCACCGACTGCCTCACCCGCTTGCTCTCCTTGTGCTAGTCCTCCTGCAATACGTGTGACACCACCAATAATACTAAGACCGCCTGCTATCTTCCCTGCACCAACTTTCTTGGCAAACTTACCAAGACCTTTACCCATCTTATTACGACCAATCCTACCTCTCTGCTGTAGTTTTGCTAGAGGACCCTTCTTCTTACCTTTAAACTGTGTTTGAAATCTATCCTTAAATTGTTTTGAATATAGGTCAGACTTCATTCCTCTGCCTGCTTTCGCAGCACGTTTGGAATCAGCTCTCTGAGCTGACTTTTGCATTGCCTGATATTCTTTCTCTGAGTATATGACTCCTGTTTTCTTATCTCTATACCCTTTTATTCTAGCTTTACTAGATGCTCTCAATTCTTCTGTGGTTTCTGCAGTCTTATCAAATATGCTATTGATACCTTTGACATCCTGTATCAATTTCCATGGCATTATAAGATACTGAGCTGTCCTTAATGCTGCAATACCACCAATTATCTGGAATACTCCGACAAAACGACGCATTCCTCTTTCTACTATATTCTTATCACTAAGGTCTCCAAATGTATTACTGAGACCACCTAATACACCACCAACACCAAATGATGCTATTTTAAATGCGAATTTACCTAGAGTAAAGAAGAATTTAACTAATTTCGTTACTTGCTCTGGGTTTTTCTGTATAAAATCTAATGCACCATATATCACAAACCATTTGACCATAGTGCCTAAAGTCTTACCGAGCATCCCGATAAAACTTTCTATAGGTTTACGAATTGTCTTAAACCTCTTATCTGCCTCCTTTGCTCCTGCCTTTACACCAGATTCTGCAGCATCTTCTGCTTTCTGTCGCTTCTTCTTCCCAAACATCCTTTTAAGACGTTTGTTAAAATCCTTAAAAAATGTATTCTTCTGTCTCTGTCCTTTTTTGACAATTTTTACCTGTCTTACCCCTTGGTCAGTGAGATATTCTGCTTGAAACTTTAATATAGTCGACTGTTGATAAACGTTTTGACCAATATTGTCAACAACACCCCCTGCACGGTTGATACCTTTTCTGAGCTCGTTAAAAGCGTCTCCCACCTCAGTCTTGGAGGAAAACTTATTGATAGTAACAAATTTTCTTAGTTTTGCTGCCATCAGAGAGACATACGATTATTTTCTGCTTTTTGTCTTCGCTCTTCCTCTTGGATGAATGCCAAAAGCAAATTAACGTAAACATCACGCTCCCATGGCATCATATTCTCTAGCTCAGTTAAACTATACTTATGATGCTGCATTAATGCGAAGTTAGTCTTGTAGTAATTCTCAAGACTGTCATGCATCAATGCTACTCGAAAAAAGACGCTAACCCTTCTAAAACTACTTCACTTTTAACTTTGGTCTTGGGGTTATATACCTCAATAGTGTGTGATAGTTTGGGCATAGTTTCAAAGAAATTCTGTATCAATGCGAATTGCTCAGAATTTAGATTCTCTAGAAACTCTAGTGCTTCTTTATGGGAGAAGGAATCATAAACTTCTTCTTCATCATATACTTGGTCAATACACTTAGCTGCCATCTCAAAGATGTCATCTACAGTGGGATTCTCACTCATATTCTGTTGAATAAACGCATCCAATGAAGGATACTTCATTACAATACCAATCTTGTCATCAAGTTGAATCTTCTTGTCATGACCATCGGGGACTTGCACATCTACTTCCTGCAAAGGTACTTTGACAGCAACAGATGTCTCGTCATCATCAGGTGCGGTAATCTTAAATTCACTAATCTCACCAACTGCAACCGCTCTAATGCGGAGGAAGATGTATTCAATCTCAAAAGTAGCGAGGTTGTCTACATTGCCTTTTAGATTTGTGCAGTTTTTGATAATAGTCTTAACCGCTTTTACCATCTGCTTGTTGTCTTGCGACTCCATAGCAAGGTAAAGTAATTTCTCTTCTTTTACAAGAAAAGGTCTATACGTAACTTTTGTACCTGTAAGAGGTAACTCCAACTCATACTCAGGTATGGCTAATTTAGGTAATGGCATAATGAAACATTATTATAATTTTATTTAGACACCCACAGAGGCAACATCTTTCTGCTCTAATACAAATCCAAGTTGAGTTGCAACGTTTTCAAAATTAGTCACTTTGATGTCTCCTTGTCCTACTTTTCCAAATGCTACACTACGATTGCCTATCTTGTCAAATCTATATCTCTCAAAGAAAAAGTTTACATTGAGCATCATTAAGTCAGTAGGTCCGTTAGTAAGTGTCTGCTCTGACATGTCATATGGGAATGCACCATACATTTGCCATACAGCAGATGAGCGATTTAATCTTGTGCCTTTATACTTGCCACTTGGGTCTTCATAGACTATATTTGACCCATTTTCCCATTTAAGGACTGATATTGTAGATGTATACTCTTCATATAATCCTACTCTATTTTCTGAATCTGATGCTGTGCTCTGCATCCAAGTCTCAAAGAAATCACGATGATATTGGTCTCTGGTTACTATAAATTCTACCTGTAAATCTCCAAATGCTGTGTTAGTGGCAAATTTACGAGATACACCAATATCTCTTACTTCACTTGTTGTTACTCTTCTGCCAGGCACAGTTACACTACCCGCAAGGTAATTCATAGCATCAGCATGCTCCACAGTGCTTCTAGCAGTGCCAAAGGTTTCTTCTTTTAGCAATACAGACGGTGGTATAGGAATTCTAACTTCAAAAAGATTAGACTTAGCTGGGGTTTTATATCCAGACCCGACTATATCCTTAAAACGAGCAAATGAATTAGCTGACATTAGAGTCTACTCCATATAAAACTACTGGGAATCTCGACATATCTACCCATGACATCCCTAACAAACTGCTCAACTGGTAATGGTGTAAAGTTTTTTAGCTCTTCTTTAGGGACTATGTACATATTCGTAGCACTTGACATGAAGTATTTATGGTAACATCGCTTAGGAAATGCTTGTGTGCCTGATGACCACGAAGATGCTACTCCCTGTCTGACTGATGGACGTAAATAATGTAAATTTCCACCAGAAAACTGCCTTTTATTGAAATCTACATCACTAACGAGTGTCATAGGATATGTATCAAAGAAAGGTAGTAATTCTGTCTGTGCTGCATACTGATAAAATATAATATCACCTACCCCAAGTATTCCACTAAACGGTTGAAGTCTATCTACCAGTTGTGCACGATACCACTCTTTAGTCTTATACTGCCCTTTTGTGGCATCTTTTATTTCTGAGAAAATACTCATACTTTTAACTCGTGCTCTGTAAGTATCTTGAATTGCATACGACGGTCTTTACAATACTCAATCGCTGCTTTCCATTTTGCCTCGTTTACACAGTATGTCTTAACTTCTGTTAGATATTTCTTTGTAACTCTGCGTTGTTTTTTGGGAGGTGACGTCTGCTTATGAGGCTTGACCTCAATAACAAACTTCTCTGTCCTCCCAGTTTTAGTCCTTGCTCTGACATAAAAGTCTGGGAAATAGCGATGAACCCGCCTATCGACAGGACTGATATAAGGTATAACGATTTCTTCACTTCCCCACTCTATTACGTTTTCGTTCTTGTCGCACCAGACCATAAACTTTCTTTCCCATAAACTCCTATAAATAATGTTAGTCGGGTCTCCTTTGTATTTGAATCTATTGGTTGGTTTGTATTTTCCCGAATAAGACATAAATAACAAAATGGCATTAGGTACTTGGGCAAATCCGTATGGAGCAAAGATGGGAGGAGGAGGAGAAACCCTCGTGTTCCCTCGTAGTAAGCCCTATGGTGCTAACTCATCATCAGCACAAGATGCAATATCAAGAGATAAGGCAAATGGGACTGAGGTAGTCGACTACCTTAAGATAACTATTTATGACCCCAAAGAGGGTAATAATAGTAGTTATAATAACTCTAAAAAGAATTTAGCAAACAACGATAAGGTAAAGAAGAGTGTATATCTATATCTTCCAAATAAACTCAGAGAAGGATATCAAGCAAAATATAACGGTGTAAAGTTAGGACCTTTGGGTGTAGGTGCAGTCGGAGCAGCATCAGAAGCTATAGCATCAGGTGGTATTGGAGACTCTTTTGGTGATACTGTCAAGAAAATGGCAGAGTCTGGAAAATCTGTAGCAGGGTTTGGAATAGGTGCTGATGTTATCAACAAAGTGCTGAAATTTGGTGGTGGCGGTCAATTAAACTCAAATGACTTAGCAGCGTTAACTACAGGAAAGGTATTTAACCCATATGAAGAGACTATATTTCAAGGTGTAGAGTTTAGAGACCATAAGTTTGATTTCTTGTTTGCACCTAAGAATTCATCTGATGTAGAGACTGTCCTTAATATAATAGAGACATTTCGTGTTGCTATGTTACCAGGTAAGGATGACAGTATGTGGTTGACTATACCCGATTACTTCAAAATTGAAATAGTAAGACTTGTGTCTAGTGAGGAGAATGAAACCTTATATCCTGCTACTGGTGGGTCAACAAATAAAGGTGTCTTACAGAAATTGATGCAATTCCCATCCAAAATGGTATTGTCTAACATGGAAGTGGATTTATCACCATACGGACCGTATGCGTCCCTTAAAACAAATGACCCCTTGAATAGCACATATGACTTCGGTCCTGTAGCATATAATATGAGTTTATCATTCAAAGAAACATCTCTACTTACTCGTCAGAGTTATGGATACAATACTAGAGGAGAAAAATCATGAGTAATTATTTTTCATATTTACCCAATGTATATGTAAGGACATCAACTTATCGTCAGAATAATGTTGACCCATATGTATTGGTAAAAAATCTATTCCGTAGAGTTAAGATAAGAGACGATGTTGAAGGTTTTATTACTGGTTTTACTCAATATACTATAGGAAACAACGAAAGACCTGATTCCGTAAGTCAGAAATTTTATGGTGACCCAGAATATGATTGGGTTATCATGATGACAAACAATATTATCAACTTATATGATGAGTGGCCTATGACTGAGGATGAATTATATAATTATTGCGTTAGTAAGTATCCCTCAGCAGAAGGAATACATCACCATGAATCTATGGAAGTAAAAGATGGACATGGTAATGTTATATTGAGAGAAGGTCTAACAGTGCCACATAATTTCACATATAGACGTCCCGATGGCACAGTAGTCCCTCCATCAGAGTTGATTCAACCAATTACAAATTATGAGTATGAGGCAAAGCAAAATGACTACAAACGCAATATTTACATATTACGCAGACCATTCTTAACTACATTCTTAGAAGAATTCCAGACACTTGTGCAATATGAGGATTCTAGAGAAGTTGACGATAATACAGGTTTCAAGAAAACTACAGATGCTATCAAAGAAAACTTTATACCTGTCAAACCTACATATTCCACAAATATCGGTCAAACCCCATCTGTCGACTTTGCAGTCCAACAAGACTTTGGAAATATTACGGTTGATACCTCAGGTGCAACTATTGAGGAAGGACAGCAACTTGCAGATGGTAGCACAACAGTAACAACTACTGAAACTCAGGTATCATCAACAGGAAACGCTGCTTCCAGTAATACAGCGATTACAGAAACAGCGTCAGAGTCGTCTTCTTCTTCATCTTCCAGTAGCAGTAGCAGTGGCAGTGGAAGTAGCGGAAGTAGTGGGTCTAGTGGTGGTTATGGAGGTTATGGCGGTTATTAAGTTTCCTTGGTAAGTAAAAAATACAATAAGACAACACCCAGAATGCAATCACAAAAAGCAAGTGCATTAATCTGTAGGAGTTTATTATTAATCCTAGTGTTACGAGAGCTATCCAAGTGTAATCTAGAGTGCCATGAAGACGATACCACCGATTCTCGCCCAAATTCTTAATTACCTTCTTTCTTAGGTTATCAAAGAAAGGAGATACATGCCTCATCATAACAAAACCCTCATTTAAGACCATGAGGGTAAATCCAATCCAGAAAATCATATTCCGTTCCAAAAATTATCTGTCGGTGTTGCCATATTCCTTGATATAACATATAAACCTACATTACACAAAAACCAGTAAATGTTGGTTATCCATGCTTGTCGCCAACAATACTTTCTATTACTCTGCACAATAAACATGTTTCTCTCATTCATTGTCGTGTCAGGAGATAAAGGTCTGACTTTAAGATACTGCTCCAACAGTAATGAGATTACAAAACCGATTGCAAAGATGTAAAACAACAGGTTAAGAAATCCTGCTGCTGTGAATAGAAATGCTAACATTAATATCTTTCGGGAATATTTGGTCTATGGTCTTTAAACTTATCATGATTTCCATCGCCAGGCATCTTACCATAAGCAACATATTCTATTGCTTGCATTGACCCTTCTAAACGTTTTAGGTCATTTTCGTTTTTAACATATTCATCATATGCTGCTTTCAACTCTGAATTTCTTGCTGAGAGTTGCATTGTGCGTTTAGTAAAACGCTGAATTAGTTGCTCGTAGTTTTCTACAGTTTTAGTCACGTTGTCTCCAATCGTCAGGTTTTTTGCGATTAAACCAGTCACCAATATCATCGGCACTGTCGAACCCTGTCCTCTGGTCAGATGGGTCGGGTTCGCCTAATCCCATCTTATTCAGAAAATCATCTGTGCTACCATCCCTTATATCAGGATTTGCTGCTCGCTGACGTGCTTGTCGCATCCATGTCGCAGCAGTAGTATGTTTCTGTGCTAATTTTTGTGCCCATATCATCTCTGTCAAATCTACTTCTTTTCCTTGAGCAATAAGTTTGCAGACTTTTTCAAGTCGCAAGCGATATTGGGTTGATAGCATTTTAGGTCTATTTTAGTTTTGCATTCAATTCACTAACTTTCTCGAATTCTGCTTTTGCAGCATCTGAGCGAGTTTGTAGAATATCATGTATATCAGCAAGAATGACTTCATTCTCGACATACTCGTCAAAGTATTTATCGAGCGATTCTTTGAGATAGCGGTATCTATGCCATTCTGGTGAATACGGTTTGTAGTGTGTCATGATAATTTTATGAAAAACCCTACAGGGCAATTTTTACCCCGAGTTTTTTTTCGACCTTTTTTTAAACTAAAAGTCAAATAATATATGGGTCAATGGTGGTCGTGCCAACCACATGGTTGTGTTACTATGCGTCCACGATACTCATAGTAACCTTCCATGTAATGTGTAGGTGATAACCACCTACCAGGCACGTATATCTTTTCTCTAACAATAGTCTCTTCCATACATCGTGGAGAGTGATAGTGATGAGTATGATGATGATAATGGTTGCCATACTCGACAAATGGCTCCCAGAATTCCTTCCAAGTAAGAGCCTCTGCTGCGGGTGCAACAGTTAAAGATGCGAGTAAAGCAACCAGTATTTTCATTTAATCGTTTTCAGCTAGTGATGCGAAGTAGTCAAGGTCAGGACTGCTAGAAGTTTGACTTAACTCTTTAACTTTATCACCAAATCCACTCGGTGTGGGTGGTTGTGTGACAGTTTCTTCAGCGTACACAGCTTCATTCTCTTCCCCATCAAATGAGCGGACAGTAGCACGAGCAGACTTATTCAACACAGTGTTGAGTCTCTCTTCTAGTTGCTCATATGATTTGAAGTTGGCAGGGTCAGTAAACTCTTTAAGAGAGTGTTGTGACTTCCAAATCTCCTCCAACTTAGCATCATCATATCCTCCAAGTGTGGAAGCGGGTGCAAAATCAGACTTATCATAATTCCAATACCCACCGATTGTTTGTATCTTGATACGGAAGTCCGCACCTTTCCACATATCAAATGGGTTGATAGGCTCTTCATCCTCGAATTGAGGTTGCATAGCACTCACAATCTTATCATGAATCTTCTTGCCATACTTGTAGAGAAAGACCTTTCCTTCATTGTCGGGGTTGAGTTGGTCTTTAACGACATAGATGTTGCTGTAGTAGGAGAGTTTTCTCTTCTGTTTACGAGCAGTTTCTTTGTCTTGGTCTAGACCAGAATTCCAAAGAGTGCGATTCAATTCACCAACAGGGTCTTTTTGTCCCAATGTAGTGAGTGAATTCTCAATATACCAACCGCCTGCACCTTGGAATGCGTGACTCCAAACTTGTGCCCATGGTAGGTCTTCACCTTCTGGCTCAGGAAGGAATCGGACTACTGCGTAACCGTTTCCAGACTTATCAACTCCAGGTTTCCAGAGTCTTTCATCAGGTCCTGCGCCCTGTGGTTTAGACATCTTCTCAATCTGTTTGGTAAGCTTATCAAAGCTACCAGACTTCTTCTTAAGTGATGCGAATGACATTTGTATTTCTCCGTTGTGGTTTTGTTTTTTTGTATTTGCCACCGTATTATGATGACATATTATTTAGGACTTGTCAAGTCCTCTTTTTGAAATGTTATGTATGATTACCTTCTCTCCGTCATGAGTAAACAACAATTCATCGTCAGCATCCCATAACAACTCCTCGAATAAGTCATTAAGTTTTTCAGCGTCTTCGTATAGTTGATTAGGATTCGGCATCTTTTAATTCTTTTCTCCAAGCTCTGAGTTTGTCTTCCATCTGCTGTAGTATAAGCATGAGGTTTAGTCCTCCCGAATACTGTGCAGATAAAGTATCTATCCTTTCTTTAACGAAGGTTGCCTCCTCATCGTTATCATCTCCTGATATATTATGTGAAGCAAGTGCAAGACGAGAGTAAAATACTTTCTGTTTAGCAATCAACTCGAGTGTCTTCTCGATGTGCTCTAGTCTCTCCTTAGGAGAAAACTCAGCAAGTCCTGCTGAGATTTTTAATAGTTGTGTGTATGTCTCCTGTATGTCTGTTAACTCTCGTTGCACAACATCGGATTCAAAAAAACTTTCGTCGGAAGTCATAGGTTTAAAACTGCTTTACTTGTACGTTTAATATAATTTAATCGTGCTGCATCCCATTGCAATTTATCCTTTAGAGGTTTAGAAATCAATTTCTTGACTGTTGTAACGTCTATCTCTAACTCTTCACAGATAGATGTGACTGCTTCAATGTAATTGATGAGACCACTGCTATCTTTAACACGATTCTCAACAAGGGATGTAAACTTACCCTGAGTCATAAACTTTTCTTCAATTTCTTTCATGAATTTAATCCCTCAGTGTAATATCTGTAGTCTTTTATCCAATCAATGAGGGTATTGATGTAAGGGACTTTATCATATTTCTCAACCACCTGTGTCTGTCCATCTTCTGCAACAGATATAGTGACAAGTTTATCAACCTCTATACCAGTTAACTCCCAATACATGTAAGCATATGCTGCTTCTTGCACGAAGTATTTCTCTAGGTATTTCTCTTTCTTTAACGTGCCAGTGGTCTTGAAGTCTATGATAGCAAGCTCATTATCAAACTCAGCAATGCAATCAACACGCCCAGCCAGATATAAATTACGAGAAAAAAGAGGGGTTTCAAGAGCGTGAATATTAGATATCCGATTAAGAGTCTCACGACTAGCCCCAAAAAGGTACTTGGCAAGACCCTTGCTCTCCTTAATTTTCTCAGATTCATTTCTTAGATAATATTCTACGATAGAATGATATTTAGTGCCTCGCCATGCAGCAGCACGTCGTATCCTCTCCGCTTCAGTATAACCGATTCGATTCTCCCAGTCAAGTATACCTTGCTTAGACTGGTGACCTACTACAGTCGTCACACTGGGTACCCAAACGTCATCTAGTTTGTAGAAACGTCCATGATTTAGAGTCTTACTTTCTAAGTCCTCTAACTCAAGAGGAGTGCCCACATAATTAAACATTAATTAAATCCCATATTAATTTTACTGACAAGATACTCACGGACAAGACCAGACCTAACGATATCTTCGATACCAAACTCAACACATGAGAATGATGGCATTGTTTGTAAGATTTTCATGAAGTCTAACACTCCTGTCCTCTCGTTAGTTTTAATAAGGTCTGACTGTGTGTAGTCGCCAGAGAATATAATTCTAGTGTCTTCACCTACACGAGTAATGACTGAGTCTAACTCATGGAAGTTAAGATTACTAAACTCATCCACTATCATAATACATTTGTCAAGAGTAACACCTCTAACAAATGATGTTGACCAGAATGACACTGTGTCCTGTGCTCTAAGGTTTGCATAGAGTGATTCAAATGCATTATCATCAGGCATTTCAAACATATACTTCACCATATTTTTGTATGGTATCTGATATAGGTTTGACTTATCCTCATGGTCACCTGGTAGGAAACCAATCTCTCTTGTGGGGACAAGAGACCTCACCATGTAAACCTTTTCATAAGGTGTCTCAGGGTCTAGCACTTGTTGTAGTGCAAGATAAAGTGAGATGAAAGTCTTACCTGTGCCTGCACAACCATGCAACACAAGGTTTTGTCCTTCTTCATATGCTTTGAAGACTGCCTCCTGATTTGGAGTCAGTGGCTCAATCACTTTAAGGTGGTCTAGATTGATGGGCTTACGTCTCTTCATCTGCTTAACAGAGTAGTGGTCGTAACGTCCGTTTCCGTTTCCGTTTTTCTTTTTAGCGGGCATAATTTAGGTATAGCGACTCAAGTTCGCTCGTGGATGGTCTGATTGAATCTTCTGCATTACTTCCTTGAATCCATCAGATTGTTTAGGGTCACCGTATGTAGTGCCAGCGATGCCTGCACTCCAGTCCCTATCCCAATCTGGATTCTCTTTCCTCCACTCGTCATACTTTTTCATAGACATGGAGAGTTCTTGTTTCTCCCCAGTCTTAGTATTTATTACGGGATATGTAGGCATTTCTAAAGTCCTCTACTGTGTTTGCCATATGTCGGTAACCTGTACCAACATAGATTTGTCCTGCTACAACGGATACTGTAGCGATGCCCCAAAAAATATAATAAAACCTAGATTTAATCTGGTATCTTTTCTTGAGCATTTTAGTTCCTAATTCAGTCATCGTGGTCATCAAATGGGTCAGTTAACCCTTCATTAGCAAAGAAACCTCTATAGATTCCATAGAATATAAAGAGCACTGTGATTACTGCAATAGAAATCGGCACTGTATACTCTGGTGAGAAGTTAGCGTGAGGTATCATAGTATTTTTAAACAGGGTTGTAAGTCGTCCCAACCATCAGGGCATCCACATTCTTTGTCCTCAGCACACCAACCCATTGCTTTAGCAACGATTGGAAACTGACAGATAAGATGCTCTTTGCATAGGTTAGCAATGTCCATGTGTTCTTTCTGCGTGCCATTTGCTGACCGCAATTCGATGTAGTGTAACCAACTACGGACACTACCACTCATGTAAATTCTGGTTGGGGTTGCTAAGGGCAAGACCATTCTAGCACACTCTTTAGCAATTCCTTCCTCTAACATTTCGTTGTAGATATGTTGTGCTTGGAAGAAGTGCTCTTCTATTTTAGCATCAAATTTTGCTTTGACAATCGGGTCGATGTCATCAATACTATTCTGTCTATTCTTAGTATCTTGTCGACGTAAGTCAGGAGTAGGAATGTCACCTAGCATCCCTGCATCAGCGTAGCGTTGAGAAAACTCTTGGAATGTAAAACTTCTATGTCTCAATACCTGTGCTGCGATAGCACGTGTGGTATTAATCTCAAGTGTCATGAATGCCTGCTCAAATACAGACCAGTGGTTGTGTTTGATACAGTAACTCAATAGACCCTCGACAGAGGGGTTGTCTTGATTCTTTGGGTTGCTCACACGAGCAACGTATCCCATAGTCTTTTCTGCGTCAGGTGTGACGCTCACTAAACATACTCTAGTCATGCTTAAATAAAATCCTAGCAATAATATAAAGTCCGACTGCACCAAAGTATCCAATGGTTGCTATACCAAGGGTAGGCACTGTCATATTCCACACTAGCATTAAAACGAATGGTTTGACAGTGAAGTCAGCAATCCATTTAACTGCTTTCTCTCCCATCTCTTGATTGCGTAGTCTTTCTTCTTCTAATTCAGTAAGTTTCTTTTTGTCTTCTTCCTGTTGTTGTGCCTTCTTACGAGGGTCAAAGAATACGTAATCGTTTGCCATTACTTTTTGCCTTTCTTCGCTTTCTTTTCTTTTGGGTCTTGCCATAGTTTTGGATTAATCTTACCCGACGCTTGGGTAAATCTTATCAAGCCTTTCTTATATTTGTCATAGTAATGGTCAAATATTTCAGACTGCTTGTTGCTCATCACAATGTCATACTTAGTATAACCTTCTGATTTATATTCAACAAGGTATGCTGTGTAAGGAAGAGAAGTATCATTTGCTGCTTCAATATTGCAGTCAGTTGCAATAATCTTCATTACTTTCTGCCTCTATTACCCCATTTGATTGAAGGAAATGCTTCTTCTACAACCGCTTTGGTAATACGAAACTTCTTGTGAAGATTTTTATTGATAGCTGCAATGACAACCTGTGCCTCATCAGCATGTAATCCTTCAAGAAGAGCGATAAACATAGACTCAATCTTTAGGGCAGGCAGATTGTCTGCTCCACCTTTAAAGTAGTAGTAAAGTTTACTGCCTTCTTTTTCTAGAAGAGTATGCTCTGTGCCCTTAGGTGCTTCGTTAGGAGTGTAAGGGACATCACCTGGTGGAATTCTAGACACCAAACTATCATCATAATTCATAATGAATAATGACCTTAGGGTCTGTGTGTTATTATCCTGCAGGATTTTTATCTTCTGCGCTTTTGTTTTAGCATTGTGTGCTTTACGAAGCACCTCAGAAATCATCAATTTCATAGTGAAAATCTAATTAAGATTCTTCATCGTCATCTATTGTAGCATCTTCTTCCGTAAAACGCAAGTATAATAACTCAGATGGGTCTGCGTATCCATCTTCGCCTTGCATCTCAGGGTGTATAGTAACAGCAGCGTAATCTGCTTTCTCTACCCACTCATCAAAAATCCCCTTGAGATTCCACGATATTATGGCTCCCAAGAGGAATGCTCCGACGGTTAGGAAGAATGCCATGTAAATGAATTCTAATTCTTGCATGGGCTACCTCCGACTATGTACTTTATTTAGTAACTTTTTTTCTGCCAGGTTTTCGCTCGGCATGATACTTCCAAGCGTCCTCTAGAATGGAGTAAAGATAATCCTTTATCTTTCTTGCTTTTGGTTTAGGGATGTGTCCATAAGACTCCCTAAGTTGTGCATCACCACCCTTGATATAACCTTCCAACTCTAGCACAGCGTTACTAAGTTCTGCTGCTACAGAGGACTCAATGAAGTCATTAACTTCTCTTCGTGTCCATTTTTGTGCTTTTAAATACGGATACATCTTGAATAGAAATCTCTGATTGACCATCGCTTCGTCTAGTGCTCTGTCTACGAGAGTATACAATTCTTCAGTATTCTTTTGCATTACAGGTAGGTGTTTTCTCTTAAGTATTTTACAGTTTCGGTGCAACCACCCATTTTATGTCCAGAGATTATTACTTGGGGGAAGGTTGCTCCTCTGCCAAACTCACTATAGAATTGCTCTCTGGTGAAGTTTGAGTTGAGCTTATACTCAGCATACACCCAACCCTTTGATTTGTAAACCTCTTTAATTTTTGTGCAGTAAGGGCAACCGTCTCTGGTATAGATTGCTGTATTTCCTGGTGTCTTCATTGAAAAATTGAAAAAGAAAAGGAGGGTGTAATACCCTCCATGTTATTACATTCTTATATAGTTAGAATGTGTATTTTGTTCCTAACTTAACACCGTATGCGTTATCAGCAGCGTCTGCTGTCTGTAGAGAAAACTCTCCGTATACTCCAACTGCTTCGGTTACGTCAACAGAACCACCAAGATATCCAATGAAGTCTGTTGAAGACTCTCCACCGTCAGGTGCAGTTGTGATAGGACCACCAGAAACATACCAGTTGTCTCCTTCGTATCCAACCTGTAATTCTGTGGTTGTTCCTGTGTAGTTGCTACCAGTTAAAGATGAGTTTACTTCTACGTTGACATAAGGACCTGCAAAAGCAGCACCAGATGCAAGAAGTGGAGTGGCAGCTAGAGCTGCTAAAGTAGATTTAATAGTCATAATAGATTTAATTTCTCGCAAGAAAAATCCTGCGGATGTTCTCTGACTCTCTCGACATGAGAGTCTTTTACATGCGACGCAGGGGCACGATAGTTTCGATTCCTTTGTAACAATGGTTATTTATAGCAGAAAAAAGTCTAGTTGTCAAGTCCTTTGAGGAGTATGCTCTAAGTCGATGTCAAAAGACCACCCAATAGAGCGTATGTAATCAAAGGTATCCCCGATGTCTTTGTCACAATCTATCTCATATTTTCTATCGCAAAGAAATTTGCGTAAATCATACACAGAATTGTAACGACCTTGTTCTTTATGGTCTTCGGTATAGAGGATGTATCTCATACTAGGATTTTTTACTGTCCTTACTAATTATATCACGAATCGCTGACATATCGTGGTCGGTTAGTACGCTTTCATCATTGTCACCCTCTTCACCACGTGGGTCTTCGACAGGTGTGAGTTGCTTACTTACCCTTCCCAAGTCCTCTTGGAGGTCTGCCATGTAGTCGGTAGGTTTAGCATCCATACTATGCACTACTGAAAGATTACTCCTCCAATACTTCTGCATCTTCTTCATCATCTTTTTCTTACCCTTAGGGTCGTCTTTATATTTCTCGATGATTTTACGGAGTTGTCTTAACTCTCGAGATGATTTTTCGAGTGACCTTTCGGCTGCACTCTTTCCAAATCCTGCCATTAATCTACGTCGTTGATAATTAGTTTGAATCTGACACGATAATTCTTTCGGTCAGTAGTATAATACCATATCGGAGAGTCAATATTATGTGACTCCTGATATATGGCTTCCTTAGAGTATCTATCAACACTCTTCTTCTCCTCGTAATATGCGAGGAGGTTTGACTCAGGGTGTTGGAAACCAGTCCTGTAGTCAGGGAAGTATGGTGACCTGTTAGTCTTCTCTCCTTCTCTGCTTCTAACAGGAGGCCAGAAGAGGTCAAACTCCATACCACTATTGTAACCAGTGCCCCTATCAATAACATCCATAACTCGGATGAGACAATTCCAATAGTAATTGCTAGATGATACACCTCTGTCAGCTGATGTTGCCATCAGTGAATAGAATGTAAAACTTACTCTAACCTTAGCAGGAGTCGCAGTTAACTGTGAGTCTTCTTCTATGCCACCAGTAAGTAGGTAGTCATGGACAAATGTAATAGGACTCTGCCAAGGATTATTATGCCATGATTGTGCAATAATATTCTTATAGTTTATATCAACTCCTTGAAATTGTCCACCCACCTTTTCTAGTCCTGCATTCACCATGTGCCATGGCAGTGCACCACGTGCTGCTGTGAATGGTTTCTTCTCTCCTAATATATCTTGAGTTGCCTGTGCTATCTGGTCGTATGCATATTGTGGGTGAAAGTTTAGTGTGGTGACTAGATGCTCTTCTAATAAGTGGTTGTAGTTGCCTGTGAATGCAGCAAGAATATCCTCTGGTCTCTGCACATCACTTGATTGATACCCATCAACACCTTCGGGTAGCATACCAGTATCAATATATCCATCAAAGTTATTTGGCATCCATATCATATCAACGTTAGTGCCTCTGGCATCAGAGTTATTCTTATTGCCAGGATGATTTGCAACTGTCTGTGATAACACAGATGGCATTGGCACTGCTGCATTGTTAGACCATACCTGTGTGGCACTGTAACCATTAGGTGAGTCTGATGCTGTGATGTGATAGGAGTCAGTCTTATATGACCCTGCCATCCACTCAAACAAACCTTTGTTGCTTGGAGCATACTGCATTGCCAAACCTTTTACTCTACCGTCAGTAGAATTACCTGTCCTATTAAGCATTGGAGCACCAGTTGTCTCCCCTGCTTTATCATCTTGGTTGATAGTGACTAGGTTAATTGTAAACTGGCCATCATAATTACCTTCTGTCGAATTAAATAGTGAGATAGCGGGAGCGATAGACGAATTAGGTCCTCCAGATATCAACTCTGGCACTTCAAAAGTCAAGGTGTCACCGTTGGTTACAGTGAATTCAGGTACTACAACGTCACCTATGGGTGGCCAATACTGTGCTTCCCATATCTGCTCGTAAAATGTTACAGAATTCTTCTTGACTCGTATCTTAAATTTTGTACACTCTCCTGTTAGTCCACCAAGGATACCACCACCAGATACAAATGCTAGTGTCGATGAGGAAAGCATCTCGATAGTCTGTGACTGATGCAATACGTTGGTGTATGACCCTAAACATGTGCCACACTCATAGTCATTACCATTGCCATCTACAGTAACAACCATAGACCCACAGTCATTTCTCTGCACGATTACATCTTGGAAACCTTTTTTGGATGACCTACTATCACATGGCACATTCTCTCGCACAGTCTTCATAATCTTAGGAGGTGCTGCATTCTCATACACATATCCCATGACACCATCAAACGTAGGCTCTCCTTCCCACCACTCTACCTTGTGGTAAAACTTTAGGTCATCATAATCATCGTCACCATTCAATAAGTCTTCCCAGAATTGATGTCCACTACCTGACCACTTGGTCATGTCTTTGTCACCAGGATTCCATCTATTATCTGAGAAGAATATGTAGTTACTCTGTGAGGATGATATACCTGTGCCACGATACCCATCATTCAATGCTTCAAAGTCTATCTGTTGCCCTCTACTTAACGACTGGACTCCTGCACCATTAGGTATCATAAAGAAACCCATCGTGCCACCCTTATACTGCTCTAAGTATTGAGTGCTGATAGTAATAGACTCTTCATTCTTATCTGACTTTGACTCTGGGACAACAACATACCCTCTGACAGGTTGATTTTCATTTGCCATATAAAAACCAAGACTATTATTATATCCTGCAGACCCATGCTCACAGTCAATAATAATCCTTAGATTCTGTCTAGGGTTTCTTGGTATTCTATATGAGTTTCTCTTCTCGAATCTTTGTGGAGGTTGCTCTGGTAATTCAGCATCAATAGATGCCATGTGGTCAAACTCAGTAGATTTAAACTGACGCACAAGTGCTTGGACTTTATCATTCTTTCTTCTCTTATATCCTATAGACATATCTTGTCTAAGGAATGCATGTCCTATCACCATCTGGAATACGTATCCATTGTCATTAAGATACTGTCTCTCTCCATTACCAGGTCCGTCAGGTGCACCTGGATTTGTTGTTAGCATACTATCTGTATTGCTAGAAGAATAGAAACTATAAATCGGGACTGTCTTACCTTGTATCGGCTCTTTCAATGTATAGAAAACTGGTTGACTCTGAGCAAGTGAGTATCCATTAGGAGAGGTAGACTCATTTGTGTAGAGGTGGTCTCCATCTGTCTGTCCTATGACCTCGAAGTCTAAGTATGCTGTATTGTTTCCTACGTTAAAATTATATGTCCATGTCGTGCCAATAGGTGCGTTGCCTGTCCAACTACTAATCCACCACTCACTATCCCAGTCGTTACCATCATCAATAGGAGTAACACTTACGTTTACTGTGATACCACTGTTGCTAGTTGTAAATGATTGTGTTGTGCTATTGGAAAATATCTGTGCTCCACCCTCGTTGAATACTTTTCTGTTTGTCCACTGACCATACTGGTCTGTAGTCTGGACTGTCCCTGCCCACATGCCATTCTGATTCCTATGATTCATCCTGACATTGATTGCACCTGTGTCGATACGATGCTCATAGACAGGCAGTCTATCAGGGAAGCAATTCTTAACACACACCTGACCCTTATTGGATGACCAACCATCCATTGTATGTGCCTCACAGTCCTGTTTAGGGGGTGTCCAGTTGCCTCCCATGTATGGACGCATCATACACTCTGTTGCTTCTCTCACACACCTTTCCCATTTCAAATCGACAGGCATGTCAGCATCACTACAGTAATATAATACTCCAGTCTTAACGTGTTGATATACTCCCTTCTCTATCTGATTAAGTAAACCTCTAGCATCTAAGTCTGCTACTTCTAAACAATCATTCTTTGGTTTACCTATCGTTACCCATGTCTTTCCTGTTGGAGGACTTGGTGGTAAAACTGTGATGTCACCTGTGAAATCAAATTGATTACCAATGAGAGGATTAATGAAATCAATTATCTCTCTCATGTCTACATTCAATGCACCACTATTAACTACCTCAGGTTTAAACTCTGTGAAAGGTGTTAGGTCTAAGTCAGGATAACATCTATTAACAAGTTGTTGAATGACTTGGTTAGGTGATGGCTCTGGTGTGACAGGTGGAGGTGGTATCCTCTGAGCAACATTTGCTTGGTCAAGGACGTTAGGTTGATTAGGTATGGCAGTGTCTGAATAACAACGACCAACTAACTCTCTTATAACAGTAGCACCACTAGGAGGCACAACGCTTTGACCCACTGGTGCTTGTGGGGATAACGGTCCTGAAGACGCTGCTGACCTTACATTTTCTTGGTCTAAGTTAGACCTTTGATTGACAATGAGACCACCATAACATCTAGCGACTATATCTCTTATACGTTGCGAGGACATTAATTATCCAAACCCTTGCTTCTTATTTATGTCTACTACTTCAACGACTGCATTCCTTTTATTACCCCACGATGCTACGTTACTAAACCAAAAGTATTGCATTGATTCATAGTCAGGAAATGTAATTGCTTTTCCATTATCAAACTTAATTTTATATTCGTGTCTATCGTATGGTATATCCGACGTTTGCTTAAAAGTTTTCATAAAAAAAGAGGGTCGTGAGACCCTCAGTATATCATAACCGTTTGAATATATCAACCGATTGAAGGAGCTGTTAAAGCAACCTCTGTTGTGCTTGCAGATGCAAGGTCTAGAGGGAAGTTGTGTGCATTTCTCTCATGCATAACTTCCATACCTAGGTTTGCTCTGTTAAGTACGTCACCCCATGTAGGAATGATTTTACCGTTAACATCAACTACAGACTGGTTAAAGTTGAAACCATTCAAGTTGAATGCCATTGTGCAGATACCCATAGAGGTTAACCATACACATACAACAG